AAGGAAAACGGCAAGTGCCATCATCCCAGCACGCCAAAGCAACGACTTCAAACGCTTCGTCAGCATTGAATCTGGTTTCATACGTTACTAATGATAGCAGGTTTATGGCTTGTGCAAGAGCACTATGGGGATTACCTGCCGTACTTTTGTTTAAGCACCCAGAGAGCCATAGAGAGGACTGGTTCCTTTAAGTCTCGTTTCAGGAATGAAACTGCTTCTTCGTAGCTAACGAGAGTACCGTGAGGCATCTTCTTAGCCACCTTCCCGTTGTATTCGATAGGCTCGCAGCCGTTGTAGCCGTTGTTGTAGTTCTTAATCTCGTAGTAGAACCCGTCTTTCTTGAAGTCTCCCTTAGCATCACGTAGGTACTTCTTCCCCTTGGTCTTCTTAGTTACCTTGATACAGGGCCTTCTTTGAAGGTGGAGGTGGGTACCTGCAGTGCTCCCGGCGAGCTTCTCTTCCTTGGTAATCCTGCGACCAAAAGAGAACACCATACCCTTGTTACCCGCGAGCGCGGCAGTCTCTCCAACAGAGTACGTTCTGCCTATCTCAACAGGCATAAGGTTAGGGTGGCCGTAGATAATCTCGTCTACACCAAACTCGTTCTCTACAATCGTGCAGGTTGCTGTGTATTTCTCAGGGTCTTTGTTGTTTTCGTTGAGCTTAGAGTACACATAAGAATTTGCGATAAACGGCACCTCCTCATTCCAGTCAAACGCGAAATCATGGGCTGGATGCCCTTTTAGCGGGGCATATACAGCCTGACTCCCGCCAAAACCTTGGGTCATGCGAGACAGAGCACAGGGTAGGTAGTATTTCATGTTATCTTTTTACTTCTGATAGCTTAGGCGGTTTCTGGGGTAGCTTCTTGTCCTCTTTAGGCATGGTAAGCGGTAGCGCACCTGCGCCAAACGCCTCCACCGGAAGGCCCTTCATTTTCTTGTCTATGTCAATTTCCACCCACTTCACACCCTGCGGGTCCGTAATGACTTTCCCTCCGTACTTGTTGGTAAGGTATTTCTGTACCTGTTTCTCGTAGAACTTATAGATGGGGTTCTCGGTGTCTACTTTGCCTGAGATGTCGAAGGTTTCCTTAGCATTTTCAGGTATAGCTCTCGAAGAACCATCTACGTATTTTGAGTTTGCCTGGTAAGTGTCTTTGCTTACCGCCTTAAACTTCCCATCTCCTAGTACGTCGGTGATTATCCATTGGCCAGGGATATTGTTCTGTTCGATTGTTTTGCCTACTGTAAGGGTCTCGGGAGATAATTCTGGTAGGTCCGCCCATTTCTTAGTGGCCTCATCTGTCACGTCTCGCCATACCATGGGACTTTCCCCCAACCCCTCAATCTTCATAGCAGTCTCTCCGGTAGGGAACTGGAGTTTGGTCTTGCCGTCCTTTGCGGCTTGTTTTACTTCTTCACGGATAATACGTTCCCACCAGGTGTTGCGGTAGGGTTCGAGGGGAGCAAGCTCTTTCTCTCGGGCAGATATCAGACCCTTTTCCAGCCGAGAGACTTCGGCTTTTATCTTGTCAGATAGACCTTCTTCAACTTGGTCGAGGTAGTGGGATTTTTGCGATGACGTGAGCATTTTCTGGTAGCTCTCGTACTCTGTAGGTGTCAGTCGTCCACGGATAATGTCGTCAGCGTCGTGAAGTCCGGCCATTCGGTTGTTGCCAAGGTTCTTTTCCCCCTCCAACCGCCCCTTCTGGAAGAGGTCGGACTGGATTTCTATAACGCGGCGGGTCTTACCAGCAGCATTTGGTTGTCCAAGTTCGTCTAGGCCTTCAGCAAGGTCTTCTACACGAGAGTGAGCGAAATAATCCCCCGTATCTGCGTCTCCGAAATGGACCTTCCCAGCGGAAGTCTTTATAGGCGAACGATAGATGCGCTCGTCATATGCATATATCGGGCCACGTAGCTCGTCAGGGAGTGTTATGTTTTCATACTTCAATGCACCAAACCCTGTCATTTCATCCTCTGCACCTCCAAGAGATAGTTTCTTCAACGGCAATAGCTCTGCCTTCACCCTATTGGCGAAGTCTTTGACGTTTACCGTGTCCCCTACTTCGTCGAGAACTTTACGGATAACATCTTTCTCTACCTGTTTTAAGTCAGGAGAGTTAGTCATGTCGCTAATAAACTGTTTGGATACAGTAGAGCGTCCCTTCAGTTTCTCTAGGACTTTAGTGGTTAGGTCTTTGAATCCCGTAAAAGCTGGCGTGTTAGGGACGCCTCCCCGGGCTTTTTTTGATACATCTTCCAGTTGAAGCCCCAATCGAGGCTTTTGGATATAGTTAGAGATATAGTCCTCAGTCGCCTTGCGACCCTCCTTGCCGATTAGTACATCTCCTGGGAAGAGTTGCTTATCACCGTCCTGTAAGCTCTGGAGGAACTTCTGTATCTCTCCGTTAGGGGACTTCTCCAGCTTCTCGAGGACTTTAAGATTCTTCTCGAGCTGTTTCTGTAGGTCTACTGAATCGAGAGTCTTCTTGCGGATGTTGGAGTTCCTAAGAATAGTTGAGAGGAATGCTCGGAGAAGTCCACCTGTAACAACATCTACAGCAAGTCCTGCTGCTTCTCCCGCCTTACCCATTACACCGGGGTCTTGGATACGGTTTTCAAGTCTGTACACGCTATCTGCCATCTTATCTACCAACTCCTTCGTCTTTATAAGGTCGCTGGCCTTCTTGTCGGCTGCCTGTGCCGCCTTATCTGGGAGGAAGGAGCGTGCGGTATCTTTCAATCCGCGACGAGTGTTTTCAAATGCCTGTTTGTTGAGACCAGCCATGACCTCACCATTCTTCTTGTAGGCATTGAGTGCAGATCCGTGTCTACGAGCAAGTTTGTTTATCTCGTCAGGGGTGAGTCCTACGCTCTTAGCCTTCCTTGCAAGCTGATTTATCTCTGCAGAACCCTGAAGGTCGCGGGTGGCCTTATAGTATTTCTGCAACTGGGCAATACCATCATTGACATAGTTAGCCCTGCGGCCAATCTTACCGTCGTCAGTTCGGATAATTCGTGAGAACGCCGACGTTGGTTGTGGTACAGGGTTTCGAGCAAAGGCGGAATCTACCTTTGCAAGTTCTGCTTTTATCTCATTGTCTAGGACGCCGGAGAGGTCTTTATAAGTCTTTGCACCGCCTGTTTTCACGTTCTGAAACGCTCGGGTAGCAGTCTCTACCTGCTTTTCGTTTCCTGGGACAATTCTTCCCACGGTCTTAGCCTTCTCTGCTGCAATCTGTTCTGCTGTCTTTGCGCCTATACGAGAGGCGACAGCAGGAACCACAGCGCCAATGGCAGTACCAATGCCGGGAGTAAATGGATTCTCCTCCCCTGCCGACATACCCATGCCAATGTCTGCTCCATAACCAACAGCAGCCCCAGTACCAATGTTTGCAGCCGTTTGTACTGTCTTAGCTCCAAGAGTCGGAGCCACAGCTCGTATACCTGCTGCTGCGCCGCGTGCCGCAGAACCAATAGGTGTAAAGAAGAGCGCGTTCTGTATTACATCTCCAGCAATACCGCCCTTTGTAGCTGTAGATGGAGCAACGTACTGCTTGGTGCCAGGAGCTGCTTGATTCTTTGCAATCTCTGTACCAATAGCCTCTCCAATGTTCTTGGTCGGGAATATAGTTGTCGCTATGTCCGTAGCGACTTGAAGCGCATCCTTCTTTGGTTTTGCCTGTTTTGGCTTGGTCTGTACAGACTTACTTACGAAGTCATCTATAGAGATAGCCGAAGAAGCACCGCCTGTTGACTTGGTCTGTGGTGTTTCAGTCGCCCTATTTACGAATTCGTCGATTGAGATGGGGTTAGGCATAGAATCCTTCTTGGCGTGCCACGGCCTGCATTAGCTGGTTAAAGTCTACCTGTCCGGTAGGGGTATTTGGGTCTACTCCAAGCATTCTAGCAACTGATTTAGGCCAGTTTGGGTCTTCTGCGTATACCTTACCTAGCTGTGCGATAGTCGGATTAGGCGGTAGGTAGCGGGAACGTCCTGCTATCTTTGCTTGTAGGTCCATTTGGAGGGCCTGGAACCCTGCCTCTGGCGAAGGGAAGATAAGGTGTCCCTGGCTATCAGTGCCTACCGCAAGACCATCTGCAAGGCCACCAGCCTTTACGTTGCCGGGATTGTTATTCCTCTGTGGGAGGTTGGAAGCTGAGGCGTTACCAGCCGAGCTAAAATCCCCTGCCGGGATAAGCTGGTCCCCATACTTAACATACTCATCTCCATCTAGTTCAAACACCGTACCGTCTGGTGAGTTAACGAGCTTGAGCGTCAGGAAGCTCTTTTGGATGCGCTGGATAGTAGCGGTTAGCTGTTCCGTAGACTGGTTAGTGTTAAGAGAACCCTCCACCGACTGCAAGAAGGCGAGTTCTCGTTCGGTAATCTGTCCAAGAGCGCCGCCAGTAGGAGAGGCTTCACGCATCTTCTGGAGGGCATTGAATCCTACCAGTGCCCTGACGGTGGAAAGGGCAGCATTCAAGTCTGCAGTCTGTGAGCCTGGTACAAGACCTCCTACGGCACGACCTATCGCAGATTCCGAGAGTTTGAAGTCTGCCTCAGCGTTATCTAGGAAGCCAAGTGCAGTGCTGATGTTCGTTAGAGCTTCGTCCGCCTGAGAACGCACATACTGTGCTTTAGGATCGTCACCCTTTGGTGCTCCGGCAAGTCCCTGTGCGACAACTCCACGATATTCAGCAGGTACGTTATCTATCTTCGCTTGACCTGACTGTACGAGCTTAACCCACGCATCTGCGGTTGGGTCTGCACCAGCCGTGTACCCACCACCAAGACCACTAGCACCACCAGCGATAGGATTACCCTGGGCGTCATAGCGAACCTGTCCAGGAGAGAGAGTAAATCCTTCCTGTGCTTCCATAGCGGCCTGTTCCGCTTCAAAGAGTGTTCCACCAGCCTCTAGGATAGCGTTGTAGACCTTATTTGCCTGTTCCTGGGCATTTATGTAGGCGTTAAGGGTATTTGCCGCTGCGCTCTCACGAACCGCAAGACGGGCCAATTCTGCGTTTGTACGGCGTCCTATGAGGCTAGAAGCCTGTGCTGCACCAGCCACGGTGCCTCCTGGCTTATCCAGACGGCTTTCCTGCGCCTCACGGCCCTCAAGTCCCATAGAGAGCTGTTGGTTACGAATATCATCGAGACGCTTTTGAGCTTCCAGTGCTTGTTTATTTGCGGTTTCCTGTTCCTTACGAGCACGATCAAGTTCCTGCGGGTTGAAAATAGACCGCATGTACTTTAGGTACTCGCTTTCTGCTGGCTTTGACACTGGAGCAGGTGTAGGTGGTGACTGATAGGAGCTGGTCTGTGGAATTTGGCTCTGTATGAACTGTTGTGCTGCTGGTGCCTGGAAGGTAGAAGAACCTCCACTTGCCGCACCAATAGACGTACCTCCTGTAGACACAGCGGAGGGCGAGTATGTGGTCTTTGAAGACATCTGGGCAGCCGTTGGCGTGCTCATTGGGCCAGCAGTGATTGCCGTTTTCTTGGGTTTAGTGGCAGTTGTATATGCACTTTTAGCAAGATTTGCCACACCACCGAATGGTGTAGAGGAGAGAGCGGTGTTTACCGCCGTACCGCCCAGATTCTTTATGTAGTCTTGTAGAGTAGCCATAGTTTATTAATTAAAGCCTGAAGCATCCTGGAACGGCAAGTAGTACGGTGCCTGTGGCAGGTTAGTAGTAGAGGCGAACGGCGGGACGTAAGATCCTTCTTCAGTCTCTCCCTCGTTGGAGAGCATCTGGAGCATGAGACCTCCGTACTCCTTTGAGTATCCAGCCTCCATACCACCGTCGTAGCGAAGCCACCAGGTCTTTGCACGCTCCAAGTCTCCCTGGTTATCCCAGTAGAGCGCAGTTGCGCGATAGGCAATACCGACATCGTAGGCACTTGGAATAGGAGAAACCTGTCCGATTGTGTATGCAGCCGAGCCAGCCACAATATCCGTACCTTCGTATGGTTTCAGGAGTGAAATATGAGTAGCATCAGTCCAGCCGCCAATCTCATACCAGAAACCATCTCCACCGTTTGCGGCGGTAGTCTGGGTAATCTGTATGTAGCGTCCTACCATGTCCTCCGTCCACGTAGTCCCCGAACCTACAACTGCGGTTCCTCCATTAGCTACAGAAACAATAGTTCCCGTCGTGTAGTCAGGAATAGTAAGGTCGTTAGTCTGCAAGCGTCCACGAAGGCGAATGAGATTACCTGTGGTTGCTGGAATCGGCTGGATGTAGAACTTCTGGTTCTCTACGTAGGTGAAGTACGGGACGTCCTGGGTGCCAAGTTTATACTGGAGAATGAGCTTCCACTTGGTAGGGTCAAACACCATCTCAGGGGAGTAGATAGTGTCGGAAGAAGACGTACCGTCGCCAGAGTACACCATGAGGTCTATGAGCTTGCGGAAGCCGTTAGGGACTTGATACCCCTCCTGGTTTGCAACGGTATACATATCCTTCGTATCCTCCAGGAAGCGGAGTTTGCCGCCCTGAAGGTTGCATATCGTGCGGATTGAGTCGTTTATGTTCGAGTCAATCAATGACATGGCGGTAGTATCCGACGTATTTACGTTGGAGTATCGTGCTACCAGATTCCGCAGGTCAGTAAACGTCTTCATAATTATTGGGTTATTTTAATGTCTTCCTTAGAGGCGAGGACCATTTTGTGGAACTCGTCGTCGGTCACAAACTGTAGGCATCCTTTAATCTGTATGCGGGTGTTAGACGCATCCATGTTGTATTGTTGGTAAGAGTTTACCTGGCCAGCAGGAGCAGCCGGGAAGAGCTTTATCCACTTTTGGAAGCGGGCAATTGCTGTTCCAGACACGTTTGGCACTGCTGTATCTAGTGTAACAGTATATGTGCCGCCTGCTTCGCTGATACTTGATATGTGCGTACAACTACCACTCCCGGTTCCCTGCATTACCTCCACTTCACCTCCCGTTGTTCCGTTGAAACCTTCTGCCGTAGGCCCGTAGGCACTTACATCAGTGGTAGTGGTAAAGGTGGTTGTAGAAGTCCAAGTAATGGTTGCGTTTATTGGGTCTTCTTCGTTTATGCGGTATTTATACTCAATCCTATCGTCTGCTGACAGGAACCTTCTGAAGGTAGACCAGAGGCGCGTCCATTTATCTTGAATCTCCTCGGACTCAAACCAAGTAGTAACGAAGTAGGACCGTTTCTGACCCTCGGTATTTGTAGCTGGTTGTGCGGGACTATCTATAAAGATGCCGTTGAGTGTTGACGACGCGTCAGTGAATACCCTCGCACCAGCAAGCAAAGTGCTCCTTCCTGCAGTACTACCGTTTGCGATTTGAAACGTGTTTATCTTGATTGCCCCAGGAGTAGAGATTATGTCCGTAATCACTCACCGTAGTACTGGCAAGAGTTTTCAGAGTGAAACTATACCTGTGAGTAAAGTTTCCGGTTGCAAGGTCTAGCTCCCAAATACCGGATGGTAGGTTCTCGGTAAAAGTCCCATCATCGTTTAGGTTTCTTACGGATACAAGGAGAGTGTTGTTCTTCGTTGCTGCGAATCCATTAAAATGCACAAACACACCCGAAGACGAAGCGATGGATACCGTTGAGTTCTGGAGAATCATCCTATTTATTGGAAGTCTGGCGATTTCCTCGAATGAGTACCCGCTATACTTTAAGATTCTTCCTTCTGAATCAACTGCGTAGGGTATATTGTTATATACACAGATAGCAACCACTCCGGCTGTAGGAAGCGTATAAACCTCGCTTACCTGAGCACTCTGCCCATCCCATACAAGAACCTGTCCCTGGCTGCCGTCATACGCAGTACTATTAGATGTTCGTGTAGTTCCTATCCATATAGCTGTGGATGAAGCATCCATACACGTTATAAATCCATCTGACGCCGTGAGACTCAGTGAGTAGTCTCCTGTGCCTGAGTTGTAGATAACATCTTCAGTATCTATGGAATTAATTTGACTGCCACTTTCTATGTAGTAAAGCTGTTCAAACTTATCGAACACGACCATTTTGTGGATGCTGCTAAGCCCTAAGTCTGTAAACGGTACCCAGTTCCCGCTTGCCGAGGTTTTCTTATATATCTTGTCATTTAGGCTTGATGCTGTATAAGCGGTTGCCCAAAGTGAGCCATTATATGCCTTCAGGTCAGAGCCATAGAACCCAAAGTTAGTAGATATTGACCCGCCTGTTACAGACAAACTACCCGTACCGATTACCTTATTACTCTCTACTACTCCAGAGGCATTTGTAACTTCAAAATAGTTTGCACCTGAGCCAGTTATGGTGAATGTACCCCTATTGCCAGCAGCAATTGTGTTGCTGGCAATTACTACAGTCTGTCCAACCGCAAACGTAGCGGCGGTTATGTCTGGGTCGGTTCCAGTCCCGTCATAGGTATAACGAAAAGTAGTACCAGCAGGATTTGTTATGTCGAACTGTGTTGTGCCATCTCCAAACTGGAAACGTGAAGTATCCTGGGTGAATGGGTCAGTTATATCTTCCTCAGCGGTAGCAAATACACCACCAGCAAGCGCCCACCACTTGCTGGAGAAGAACTCAAATGCACTAGGCACAGATAAATCTGCATCGTCTGTCGACGAGGTATTTATGACGAGCTTAGGCGAAGACCGGATAACCCCGAGATTTGTCTGGAAGTCGAGATTGAAGGAAGACCAGATGCTACCCAGGTCGTCGGACCTATTCGTTTGTAGGTAGGTGTAGCCCTTTCTTGGGTCTGGGAAGTAGTATTTCATGTTACGTCGACTATATAGTGCTGGCCTGTTCCACTGTTAGTAATGTTTATCGCTGCACCGCCCATGGTCTCAGACAGTTGTATTTGTGTACCACCGTTAGTGCCATCTATTACCCAGTAACCACCAGGGAACGTAGAGGTAAGAGGGGCAGGAAGTTCTCCAGTCGAATATACACTTACGCGCTGATCGTCCTCAAACCGACCCTGGTTCTTATTGATTACGTCGTTTCCTATGTTAAGAACGTTCGTAGTTATATTTACCCCAAAAGTAATGAGCGAAGTAGACACGTTTATCTCATTCACGTTCTCGTCTTGGCGAACCAAGATTGATCGGAATGGACTACCACCAACTCCCTCATCAAAAGCTAAGGTTGCTATCTGGCTAAGGAAGTATTTATTCAAGATAATGAAGCTGCGCTCATCGAGTGGGTATGCAATCTGCTGCCGAGTCTTCTCCTCCTTCCACTTCTCAAGTGCGGCTACACGCTGTTCTAGTGATTCGTTCATACTAGGTTTTTTTATCGTCGCTTTTTACATTGCGTGAGGCATATTCCAGCACGAGCTTCATTGTCTGGTCACCAAAGAATCCTCCGACTCCTGCCATGATATAAGGCATTGGGTTAGGTAGGCTGAGGGAGTCTCCTACGAGGGCAAACATGAGGCCAGAGAAACCAGCCACGAAAGCAGACGCGATAAACACAAACAGGGAGAACTGCTTGCTTCGTGCGTAGTCGTTTAGGTAGCGAGCCATTCCTCCAACAGATGCCATAACCACGTAGAGTATCTGCACCGGGATGTCTTTTAGATGATCCATATTAAGTTACTCCGTTAACGCTCTTAACGTTCGCCCAGTCCACTCCGTTCATAGTCTTAATGTCTGCAGAGACAATTGTCGGTGTCCAAGTTCCACTGGAGGTAAACGTCCAGATGTCATTTCCTCCAGACTGCGTAAAGGTTCCTCCTGTAGCAGATGTAATTGTTCCTGTAGGTGCCGCGATAATAACGATACCCGAGCCTCCGTCCTTTCCTGGAAGGTTGTTTGGCGAGCTAAGACCACCGCCTCCTCCACCTCCTGTATTAGCGGTTCCAGCGACAGCCTGTGTAGTCGTATTGTTCTTGGCACCTGCTCCTCCGCCTCCTGCGCCTCCCGTTGCCTGGGTAAGGGAGTCCACACAACCGCCTCCTCCACCTCCGTAAGTCACGGAAGCGCCCGAGATAGAGCTTGCTGTACCAGCACCTCCATTTCCTGGAGTAGTTCCTGCTACAACGCTTGTTCCTGCGGCAGACGCTCCTCCGCCTCCGCCTCCGCCTCCGGTACCACTTCCCGCTCCCGTTCCTCCGTTATTTCCCTGTCCAGCCGTTCCAGTACCGACAGAACCAGACTCTCCGGCACCTCCTCCAGAACCTCCCGCACGACCATTTACACCGTTTGCACCGCCTCCGCCTCCACCTGTTGAAGTAATGGTTCCACTATCGAAGTTAACAGAAGAGTTTCCTCCGTCGCTTCCTGCGAAGTTTCCACCTCCAGTTGTAGCGCCTGTTCCACCAGAACCTACAGTTACGGTATAGCCAACTCCTGTAGATACGGTGGCGGTACTTGCTCGTACACCACCTCCACCGCCTCCAGCGCCAAAGGAGTTGTTGGAGATTCCACCTCCGCCTCCTCCTGCTACGATTAGATAAGATACAGTTGCCATATTATTGTGCGTCTACGCCATTTACCGTCTTGACGTTTGTTGGTCCGCTGGCAAATGGATAAGTAAGCCCTGAGCCACCATTGTAGAGCTGCGTAATTTCAGCTCCTGAAAGTGCCCTGTCCCATAATCCGACTTCGTCAATACCACCGCTCCAGAAGTTTGCCGGGGAACTTCCTTGAGCACCAAACAAAGCCCCTCCCGAAGGTACGGTAGTTGTCGAGACGGATGCTGTTCCGTCCGAAGTACCATTGAAGTAGAAGGTTAGGTTAGACGCTCCGGTTCCGTCCTTCACGAAGGCGAAGTAGGTCCAAGTGTTCGTGCTCATGCTGGTGGTTCCCATGTAGTCGGCAATGTTGTCCTCCGTGAAAGTCAGCTTGCCCGTGTTGTCTATACCAACACGCCAGAAGTTTAGTGCCGTTCCGCTAGAGTAGATTGTTCTGTAGGCAGCAGTTGTTGTTGTTCTTGCCCATCCAGCGACTGTAAAACTACTTGCAAGTGACGCGGCGGAAGATAGGCTAATTCTAGATGAAGAACCGTCAAAAAAAGCTGCATCTCCAATCTTTCCAGCAGAATATGTAATACTGGTATCGCTACCATTGTTACTTCCAACGGAGTCGTTACTATTTCCGTCAAACTTATAGTAAGCAATAAGATTGTCTGTGAGTGCCATACTAGGTTCTCGTTATCCAGGTCTTTGCAGGGTCAAACCACACACAGTCGTCAGAGAGTGCGTAGCCAAGTACACGGTTAACGTCGTCCGTACCAGAAGCTGCAGTCTGAGACATTGCTGCTGCCGTAGTAGACGGGTAGAGAGGGCCACCGACTGTTGCCCAGGTCCATCCGTCATTTCGCACAATTCCTTTTACTAGGACAGTTAGAGCACCACCGTCAGTTCCTGCTGCGGTTGCAAGACCGAGAAGCACGCTACCTGCGGTTCCTGCAGCATCAGCATCTGCAAGCTCCCAGCGCCCAGACGTAGCATCTAGATAGACCAAATCCCACTGGGCGATGGTGTCTCCAGCGAGGATTCCTGCAATAACATCACCACCCTTAGTATCGTCCACTGACGGCTCTACCGTGTAGGTATTGGTTGGGAAGTTTATTGCAGGGCTAGTGAGTGTCTTGTTTCCGAGAGTCTGTGTGCCATCTACAGTTACCACAGATGCGGTGTTTGTTCCTGCAGTCGTTACACGGAAATCTCCTGTAGAGACTGTCAACGAGCCAGACGCAGCAGTAATAACCGGGTCAGAAGCTCCAGCATCAAATGTAAGTGTGGTGAAGGTTCCCGTACCAAGAGTAAGGGTGTTGCTTGCAATCGTTCCGATGACTGGGCTTGTAAGCGTTTTGTTGGTGAGCGTCTGTGTACCGCCTACCGTAACTACCGATGCCGTGTCCGTTCCCGGAGTAGTAATTCGCATTTCTCCCGTACCCATAGTGAGTATTCCCGAAGAGTGCGTGATTACTACGTTACTGTTTGCGTAGTTTATTACTGCACCAGATGCCAAGAAAAGGTCCGACCAGTTTAGCGAAGTGGAACCGAGAGCGAACCCGTCATTAGTGACCGGAGCCATCGTGGTTCCGTTAAATTGGACGCGTCCCGTACCGTTTGTAGATATGCCGATGGTGTTTGCTGCTGGTAGGTAGACACGGTTACCAGTTGCGGTAGTTGCTGTAGGCTCAAAACCTGTAGCAGTCATCAATCCGCTTGAGGTGACTGGTACGTTTACCGTAAGAAGACCTGCAGAGTGGGTAATTGTAGCGTTTCCTGCGTTCCAGTTAATCACTCCTCCAGAGGCCAAGAATAGGTCTGAGAAGGCCGTTCCCGAGGCTCCAAGAGCGCCGGAGTCGTTTGCAGTAGCCAGTACGGAAGGAGTGGTGATGCTCGTTACAAATGTAGGAGCAGTAGCCATTGCCACAACAGTTCCAGACCCGGTAAGGGTGTATTCCCCTACTACACCTGCGTTGTTGTAGAGGATACGGGTGTTGGTACCCGAGGTAATCGTCGTTGTACCGATAGTGATTCCAGAAGCACCACCGGAAGAGGCGATGGTGATAGTGTCAGTACCAGCGTCTGTCGTGATGGTGATATTTGCACCAGCAGCCAAGGTAAGGGTGTCTGCAGGACCGTCTGCAACAATATCTGACTGTCCCGATACTGAAATAGTCTTGAAAGCCTCATTCGTGTAGTCTGTTCCCGCAACTGCGGCACTCATGGCGGTACCGTTTCCTTTTACAAGTCCGGTTACGGTAGTGGAGAGCGTCAATGTAGGTGTTGCAGGGTCGTCATCTGAAGTACCTGCAAATCCATTTGCAGACGCAATGATGATCTCCGTGACCGTTCCAGAACCGCCACCCGCCATATCTACTAGAAGACGGCCAGTTACCTGGTCTCCCTTAGCAGTAATAACCGTACCCGGGGAAGAGGAAGACTCCAGGAGTATGGAGGGTACAAAGTTTTGGTCGCGTGGTGCTTCTGCCATAAATAAGTATTAAAGTTCTACTAGTACTTTTCCGTCTGCGTCTGCTACCCAAGGGTATACAAGACCGTCGGATCCCTCGAAGGTCATGCAGAAACGGTAGTTTTCATCCCTGGGGTCTATAGGTTCCATGGTAAACGCAGCTACATCAGAGGTGTTTATCATCATCCCGTTGTTTGCCGGGTTTATTTTGACAGTCACTAGATTTGTACCCTGAACGGTGTCTGTGTTCAGGCATGCGAGTTTCGCTCGTACAAAGTTCTGATCTGCAGGTGCGTTTTCCATATTTATCGTTCGATAACAGCTACAATTGCGGTTGCAGATGCTTCCAGCACCGAAATAGTGCTTACTGCTGGGTCTCTATAGAACACCCTACTCTGGTTTGCAGGAATGACTGCATCAAAGGCAGAAGTAGACACCGAAGCTGCAAACCTGAGAAGAATCGGCTTATCTATAGCCAAAACCTCGTAAGAAGTGGTTGCTGCATTCAGGTTTATGGAAGTTGCACTAGAGATAGTCGCATCATAGGTGATTGCGAGTACCGGGCCGACCAAGTTTCCGTTCTCTATTGGCTTCTGGTTCCCGTCTACAGGGAGTGTTGAGGCTATTTGGCTCATATTTTACCTTCTTTGAGTCTATTAATCGCACGTTCGAGCGTCCCACGTTCATCCTTTAGCTGTAACTCCCAGAGTTCTAGGCGTTTTGCCTTGTTTTCTAGGTTTACTCGCTCGTTTTCCATCTTCACGGTGTGCACTTTTATCTCTTTTTCCTTCTCTTGGAACTCTTCACGCTTTTTTTCAACCGCCTTGTCCCACTCAACGTGGTGTTCTGCGATTTTCTCAAGTACGTCTTCGAGTTCCTGGTAGACGGAAGTAATTGTTTCTGCCACGTTTCCGAGGGAATCAGCGTACTGCTTCACCTCGTCGTAGTTTCTACTGGAACTTTTAAGGAGTTCTTCGCTATCTTCGAAAATCTGTTGGACTTTCTTGATAGCCTCCTCCTCTCGTTTCGCCAGATAGGAAGCCTCCTGTGCCTGAAGAGCAACTAGTAGTGCTTGGGCCTTACTCACCTCCATATTCATAGAGGCAAGAGCGCGAGCTGATTCCATTTTCTGTTTGTCGAGTGTGTGTTCCATATAGCCAGTAAGAAGGCTTGCACCTCTCGAAGCGTCTATGCGTACTGGCTTATCGCCCTTACGCTAGCAACTTCTCTAGTTCTGCCTTGCTTTTGCGCTTGTCATGCGTGATACCACGCTTTTCAAGTTCTGCGATTACTTCTGCCTTGTCGAGGAACGTACCGGGTGCTGATGGTGTTTCAGGCTCTGAAACCTTGCCGTCATTATCCCGCTTGGTTGCCTCGTCCTTAAGAAGGAGTGCTTCTGCTACCTTGCGGTACTCCTCTACCTTTGCCATAAGCCTGTCAGTCTCGCTCATAGCGATAGGCTTCTGCTCCGAGTAGAGTTCCTTGAGGTAGGAAGTCTGCATCTTCTCGAGCTTTGCGCTGTCCCAGATGGCTTTAATCATAGGATTCCCCTGTGCGTCCTTGGTAGGCTCGTCAGGAGAGTCCTTAATCATTGCGTACTTGGCGAGGTTTCGTGCAAGTAGTTTGCCAACGTGATAAGGGAGCGTAATGCTCTCGCCGCCATTTATCCCTGGCGCGCCTGTAATTCCAAAGATGGGGTTGCCGTTGTACATGCAGCCCATTTCAGGCGTGAAAGTAAAGTCATGCGGGTTATGAAACTCGACGACCTTATAATCATTGGGTGAAGAAACTGTGGGTTGATTCATTTTGTTCTTTTTCCCTTAATAACGAGGGGCTTTGTCATTCTCCTCGGCAGTTTCCTGCGTCCCGAACCCCTCGTAAGAGAGGTGCGGGGGCAAGAAGCTACTAGCGGGTAATCCAGCGAACAAGAGCACCAGCATCCGTAGCACCAGCGGTGATAGCGTAGCCGAGAGTCTGTTGCTCGAGGGAACCGACGTTCGTAGTGGCAGGGATAACCTGTCCTGCGGTGTCGTCTCCGGTGATGAATCCGGCACCGACGGTGAGGGCTGCGCCAGTCATGACGCGACCATCTCCGTTAGTAAGAATCCAACCGAAGTCTGCTGCTGCGAAAGCAACCTGGTTACCGCCCTGACACATCTGTACCTTTGAGGTAACAGCCGCTGGGGTTACCAGGGACATTACTCCGAAGGTGAGGTCAGAGTCGGAGACCGAGAGAGCAGTCGTAAGCGCGGTCTCAGGCTGGAGCGTCAAGGTCGTTGCATTGTTCGTGCGGATCTTGAAGGTCTGGCCCGAGCCAGTTCCATCATCTACGATACCGACGCCGTTAGCGTACGCACCAATGGTGAGGGCGTTTGCGGCACGAGTAAGGTAGACAATGCGTCCCTGGTTATCCGTAGAGGAAGACCAGAGGTCGGAAGCGGTAAAGGCTACCGGAACAGCAGCAAAGGTGTTGCTGATTGCAGCGTTTGCCTTTACGTACTGCCATTCACGTCCATCAGGGGTGCTGGCACGCTCTCCAATATCAAAGGAGGGAGCAACCTGCGTCTGATAAACATCCTGGAATGAGATTTGATTCATGTTGTGTTTTCAGCTATTGGCTCTTAACCTTTAGCCTTTCGAGTTAGCAACTCTTTTAATGGTTTGCGCTTCTTAGGCGCGTCCTCTTCAGGTGCGTCCGGGATAAGTACCCCGTCCACAATCTTTCCACGGTAGGAAATGACAGTCTCACTTCCATCCGAGTACTTGATGACCTGCTCTACCATGTGCGGTTTCTCGTCCATGTTAAGCAGAGGTGATGATTGTCCATCCGGTCGTACCGTTGTTGTTGTAGGCAATCTGTCCGGTTGCCGAAGCATTGAGACAGATAGAGCCTTCAGCAGCCGTAAGATTACCGTCTGGGGTAGTCTGGTCAGAGACGTAGATACCAAACGTACCAAGCATCGCAAGGAGCTTGAAGTTCGTAGAGATAACTGCGTCCTGCTGAATGTACAGAGGAGTCGTACCGGTTGCTGCAGTGTTGTCGTTAACGATACGGACAAGGGAGCGGGTTCCGGTGCTTGTAGAGTTAGAGACAACGTTTATTGCAGTACCAGTCGTGAGTGCATCGGCGTTTCCAATATCCAAGAGCGTACCAGTCGTAACTGATGCGCCTGAAAGGTCAAGGAGCGTACCGAGTGCAAGTGCTGCCGAAGCAGTCACCCGGAGCACCGTAGTCTCGTCGTTAGCCGCCGAAGCGAACTCCGAAAGCACCGCTGAGGTTCCCGTCGCTCCAGTGTGGTCGACACGGAGCAGACGTCCTGCACCAGTGATAGCGGTAGCGGATGAGGTAATCACCGCGCCTATACCGGAGGTGAGGCCGTTTGCATTGATACGAAGTAGACCTGCTGCAGTCGTCGCAGAGTTCGCGGTGAGAGTGAGCAGGTGTCCAGTCGTAACAATGGTTCCTGACGAGCTGATGGTCATTCCACCACCCGACGTAAGGCCGTTAGCCGTAATCGAGAAGATTTGACCAGTCGTCGCAGAGTTCGCAATGAACTCCACAACGGCATCTCCAGTAAAGACACCGGAGTTAGTGACCGTGAAGGCAGTAGCAGTCGTAGAAGAAGACGTAATGTCTCCAAGAGCTACGACAGCAGAGCCGCCAATCGTGGTCGTCGAAGGAAGTACCACCGTGGCGTCATCAGTAATGGTGACGTCTTTGTTGGTGATAATTCCGCCAAATCGGACGCAAGGAATTGCGTTTTCGAGGAGATTTGGGCTTGAGCTTGATGCTGCCATGTCTTTTTAAGTTAGTCCCTCTCTTGCAGTCTTTGAATCCTCAAGGTCAAGGGCGATGGCTATTAAGATGCGCCTGCGAGCGTACCCTGGAGGCGACACTCAGTTGCTACGAAGTTTCCTGCGTAGATGAGGTAGCCAACCTTGGTGAGCTGGTCAACAGGAGACATCATCTTGCGGAACTGGAAGCCACGAGTTGACTTCACGTTTCCTGGAACACCAGAAGGTACAGCATCAGACGTCTCACGGAAGTTTGCCGTCATGATGTTCTCGTCCTCATAGTTGAATCCTACGAAGCCGAAGCCCTTGGTGTTTACAAGCTGCCAGCGTCCAGAGATCTGCTGCTCATCTTTTGCGATAGGGGTACCACGGAAGGTGAGGTAGACGAAGCCCTGCTGACCACCGAGGCCAGGAGAAGCAGGAACACCTCCCCATGCGTTCATACGTGGGTAACCGCTCGTAGAGAAGTTAGCGCGTACAGACGGAGTAAGAAGGGACTCGTAAGTAGACCAGAGTGCCTTAGTCGTGAGAGCAAGGTCTGGGCTGTCTACACCGATGGTAACTGCATCATCCGCCGTAGCGAGCTTTGCAAGGGTGATTGCACCCGTAGATGCAAGGTAGTAACCCTCCCATGCGGAGTAGGTTGAGCGAGAAAGGTCTCCATAGGTTGCGAACAGGGTAGAGTCGGATGCTGCGTTAAGCAGGGAGTCCCAATCATTACCTGAGCCGTTTCCGGTGTAGAGGTTCTGCGCCATCAAGGTCATGAGTGACTGTGCCTGAGAGTCGAACTCCGTATCAAGGAGGTTAACAATCTGCTCATCGCCCATGTTTGCCGTGGTTTCTGCGATTGCAACAACGACGGGCTTGTTAGCTGCCTTCAGGTTGAAGTTAGCCTGTACACGAACATTCTGACGGTCAGTATCGAGACGGTCAGCGATGCCCATGTTGCCTCCGTTCGTGGTGTCCTGGTACTTAATTGCGAACTTGTAAGAAGTACCGGAGTTCCACTCCTTTGGCTTCTGCAAGAAAGTCATGAGACCTGGGGTACCAGTGGTGACCTGGTCGTAGACCTTCTTGAGAATCTTCTCGCGGGTAGTCGTAGTGACTGCTGCGTTGAAAATCATATCTTTGCTAAGTGGTTAGGTTCCACTAGCCCGTTCCTTTCAGTGCTCGGAGGTACTCGATTGCGCTTCCGAAGTCGTCTGGATTAAGTTTTGCACCTGTTGCGCCTGGAGTAACACTGACTGGGTCTGCTCGTTTGGCTATATTCTTGGCCGTTTCCTGTTGGATGGCCTTAGCCTGTTCGCGCATATCCCTCATGTTCTGGTAGGCGAGCTGCAAGTCCTTAAATCCGTACTTATTCGCGTGTTCAAAGAGTTTGTTCTCGTTAAGAGTAGGCTCTAGCTTCTTCACCTCGCTAAGTTGAGACAATACTGCCTCTTCTACTGCTCGATGTTGTGCTATGCGCTCTTGTTCACGCTGCTCTAGGGTTTGCAATGCTCGTTCCTCTGCTGCCTTGATTATCTCCTCGTATGTCTGTGGGACATAGTTCGGGTCTGCGTAGGGGCTAGCGGGTTTTTGGTCATTGGGTGCAGTTACCTTAGCGAGTTCTTGAGACTTTCTCGTGAACTCTGGGAGGAAGTTTTCTTTCCATTCCTTGGTAAGGGTCTCTGCGTCAACCTTTCTGCCGTCGGGTAACTCGTAGAGTTCTTCTGGCTCGGGGTTTGCTTCCGGTTCCGGTGTGGCTGGAACGGCCTCTACTGCTGGCTCACTTGGTGCGACTGGCGCAATTTCCTCTGCGGGAACATTGCCGTTTTCTGCACTGGGAGCCGCTTCGATTGAATCATCCATAAGATTCTGACTGCCCCTTCGATAACTTGGTCTCGTTTCAGAGACTGAAATCGAATTGCTTGGTCAAGGAGTTATGTTGCTAAGAGCTAGTTTAGCGACATGGCTCAGGTCGTGCAAGAACTAAAAGACGTCCTTAAGTGGATTAATCGTCTTGTAGTATCCACTGTTGTTCTTACGATTCTTGTGGTCTATCTGTCCCTGGATTATGTTCTTTCGGATCTTACTTCCGACTCCTTGCAGATATTCCTCGGCTCCCTTTTTCTTGGAAAGAATACTGTTTATGAAGTTTTTGCGTGCTTTGGTCATACGAGTGGTGATACTGGTGCCCCTGTTTGGTCTTGTGCTATTTGTGGCTCAGTAATTGGTGGTGGTGCAGATGCTGCTACCTGCTCAGGGGTAAGCTGGCCAGGAACAAACGGTACTGGCATCTCATCTGGTGCAATACCAACTGCCTCCATAGGGTTCTGCTTGTAAATAACCGCGTTCTTAGAGAGTTCCTTGGCATTGTCATACTGAGCAATCTCTAGGTAGTCCACAGGGCTGATAAAGCCGTTAAGAACGTCGTTTTGTGCCTGCTCGAACTTGAACTCGTCGTCTACTGGGAGGGTCTTACCAGCGATAATCGTCACCTCGGAACCATTCTCAAAGTCATCCTGGATAAGTTCGATAACTTCACGAGCGCCCTCCTTGCCCATCCACTTTGCGTAGTGGTATTCGGTGTAGCGGGTCTTAGCAAGCTGCATACCCCAGTCAAACGACTCCTTGGAGACGAAATCTACCGTCTGTACTAGCTCGTTGAGACGAAGGTAGGACTGCTGGATAAGTGCAAGACGTCCTGCCTTGGTCTCCTGACCCTCACGCTCGCCACGGAAAGCGGAAGTTGCGGCCATGATGTTGTCTATCTCGTTACGAGAGTCGATCATGTCGTCAAAGACCATCTGTGGAAGCGCCTGCCCGGTTTCACGTGTAACACCATCCTTTACGCCTTTACCCCAGATAATTCCCTTGGTCTCAAAGCGAATGCGCTGTGCATCACTCTTGCCCATTACCGAGGCGTCTACCTTAAGTACGCCATTAGCAAGTTCACAGTTCTCATCAATATCCATCTTACGCTTGTCGATACCGCGCTGTAGTTCGGCAGACAGGGTAATCATGTCCGTACGGCCAATAGGCGTATTCTCGTTGTTGAAAATGGTCGCAAAGATGTACGGCTTGCGTGGAGCGTCGAAGTAGTTAAAGAAGTATGGCTTGTAGTTTACGGCTACAGGCTCAGTACCAGGTGTCGCGCCTTCAGTAGGAAGAATAGAACCCTCAGGCAACTCCTGAGTCTGCTGACGGTTTGCCTGGACCATCTTAATGTTCTGCATGAAATCACGGCGCTGGTTGCCCTCAAGCGTGTTTATCTGCTGCTCTTCCTCGTCAGTAATGAGCATTCCATCCCAGTCCCAGTACGGGTTCTTAATACAGTCGAGAATGATGTTATCTAGCTTGAAAATAACGTAATCCTGTATCCAAGCCTCCTTGTACTGGACATCAGGGTTCTTTATGTACATCTGTGCCTCGCCTTCCTCCCCGTGGAAGCCGTACTTTTTCATCAGTTCCTCCTTCTTCTTAGGGAAACGCTGCACAACAGAACAGAGGTTGTCCTGAATAAGCTCGATAACGAACTCGCTATCCTGCTCTTTACGAGCAAACTTGCTTACCCGAATGTTTCGAGGGTCAATTGCCCTGAAATCAAAGTCCCCGCCCTGGCCTAGAAGGGGGTTCCAGAAGGGTTTAATGACCAAAAGACGCCCAAAATAGAGGTTTCTAAGCCCCATTCGCAACGTCTCCTTGAAGTTGAGATCTGCGTACTTCTTACGGAAAAATGCCTCCAATTTGCGTGAAAAGTCTTGCGCTACGTCTCCATCTCGGGCTGGGAGGATGTTTATTCCTGGAGGATTAGCAATGAGGGAGTTGATAACCGCCTCCATGTTCACGAATACGCGGTTTGCCTGTACACGGAACTTCCTGCGTCTTTCAGGAATGAAACGCAACCACTCAGCGTTGTTTGTGTAGACCGCTACGTTAGCCTCGTAGGTGTCTTTTACTACCTTCCACAGCTCTTCGGAGGAATTCCAACGAGACTCAACCAATTGAGCCTTCTGTACTTCGTCCATTTGCTTAATGTCGAGCTTCATTTAGGTAAATGAAAAGGAGAGCGCCCCGGTTTTCCAGGACGCCCTCCCGTGGTTTGGGTTGGGGCTTACGTTACATTCGTGAGTATATCATCACAACTTCATTGTCAACATGCTTCTAAGTGGATAAGTGCCTACGTGAATAGAGATAGTCGTTTCTACGGATGTTTTGTAGTACGCCAAGGTAATCAAAATCTAGGAGAATGGTCGCATTCTTCTGAGAGAAGACGTCGCTTTCTAGGAGAGTAGTGAATACATCAAAATGCTCCTGGAAAAGGAGGAACTTGGCCGCCTCTTGGTCTGGAATAAATACTGCTACTTTAGTCGTTTCCATAGTTGTTTTCTTGAAATGCCTTAGATACGTCCCATACGTTGTCTGCCGCGAGTATTGATGGCGTTTCTACTAGGTCGCTGTAGAACGTGCCCGAGCCAGAGCCAAGCATGGCCAAATACGAGTATAAATCAGCGAATACGTAGTGGTCTTCCCCGGTTGTAGACTCCCAGACATAGCGTTCTATACCCTTGTTATTGACTACTTTCTCTCGTCTTAGCGTCTCAAAGTGCTTAATATACTCCCTGAAATCGCTGTCTGCGGGTAAACCTATGCTCCACTTAGCCTCAATCATACCCATAAGGAACTGGTCGAGAATGCGGTCTCTATGTGAGTAGACTATGCCCTTTTTGTCTCCATCTCCCCACCAGACCAGGGTTTGAGGGTTATTATTGTTCTCCTGGAAGAAGGACATACGCATCTGCGGGTACTTGTCTACTATGTAGTTAGCCAGGAAAGTGTTTGGCATTGCGTCTATTACCCCGCTTGTGGGCTTCCATAGGTCTATAAGCGTCTCTATATCGCTGTCTTTGGCGAGTTTTCCGCACCTGAGTAAGCCCTTTTCCGAGCGCACCACGTAGTGCTTGATGTTCCCTACGTCGATTCCTAGGTATACTTCCCGTCCTGTAAGGTCTTTAGGCGTCCATAGGTCAAGAATGGTTCCACGGGAAACACTTAGGTCTCCTGGGGAATATGGCTTACCTAGAACGAAGTTATTGAAGTAAGCCGGGTCTCCCTGGCTGTCCTCGATAATTTCAGAGGCTGAAATCCAAGGGCACATTAGGTGGGAGATGTGGTAGCCGGATATATCGCTCTCCCTCTGGGCTACCCACTTACCCTGCCTACGCACATCGTCATGGATAGGCTCTTTACAAGCACGACAGATGTAGACTTTCTTCTCTAAGTCTACGCTGTCGGGAAACTCTAGGTAGTGCTCATCCTTACAGTGAGGACAAGTAATAACCCATTCCTTTTGGTCGCTTTTGTGCCAGGCAAGGTCTAGTTCGTCTCGTTCTCCTCCAGGGTTAGAGAATAGCCAACGACCCTTATATTTACTGGCTTTAATACGGGATTTGTAGGTCTCAATTGCTCCTTGGTCAGAGCGTGATACCTCGTCGTGGATAAGTACATCTGCGGTAGTAGAGATGGCAGCAGTCTTTGATACCGTACCCTTGAAGAAGATAAAGCGGCTGTTTATCTCCTTTCGCTCGATACTGTCCGAGTCCATCCCGGCGAACTCATGCCTGTTAGCCTGGAGAATCTTGTTTACCTTAGAAGCCACGAACTCTCGAACGTCATCATCTGTAGGGAAGGTGTAGATGATATTTAGCCCTAAGTGTTTCACGGCGAACAACACCTTACTGATGAAGGTAATGCTCTTACCAACCTGGGCGCAGGCGACTACAACTATTCTAGGGTTGAAGTCCGTGAGGATGTCTAAGAGAAAGGGTCTGTCCCTGAAGTCAAACGGCTCGCTCTTCTCATTGACAATACCTCGTTCTACCAGCCACTGAAGGATGCTGTAATACTGCTTTTCCTCTTGGTTAGGCTTTGTCATCCTTAGTTTCAGGCTCTGAAACGATAGCTGTCTCAATGTTCACAAGGGTGGTGGCGATTGCTGTTGCGCTCTCTAGGGCAAGTCTCGTTACTTTGAATGGGTCAATGATACCTGCGTCAAACATGTCCACTACCTCCTTAGTCTTGAAGTTGTATCCGTGTCCCTTAGGCATCATCGGTACTTGCTCTGGGTTTATTCCTGCGTTTAATACCATCTGTCGGAATGGCGAGCGCAACGCCCTTTCAAACATCTGTTCCTTCACGAAGGCGGAAGCAGTTGCTAGGGCAATACCACCTCCCGGCAATATCCCCTCCTGAAGCGCAGCCTGAGTAGCGTTGATAGCGTTCTCGAACTTGTACTTCTTGGCGTTGAACTCGGAGTCTGTGTAAGCACCCACTCGGATAACTCCTATACCCCCTGTGAGAGCCGCTAGACGGTCTTCCAACATGCCTTTCTGGTACTCGCTGGTCTCTGACTCTATCTTGCCTTTAAGCTCTGTTATGCGGGCATTTAGAGCCTCGCCTCCTTTCCCACCGATAATCGTGGTGTTATCGCGGTTAACGATGACCTTTTCTGCCCTTCCGCATACAGCAACAGTCTGGTCGTCTAGTCTCATGCCCATTTCCTCACTAATGACCGTTGCTCCTGTAAGAGCAGCTATATCGAATAGAAAGTCTCGTGCTGCTGATGCTGAATAAGGGTTCTGTACACAGGCAATGTTTGCCCTGCGTTCCATAGCGTTCTTAGCTAATGTTCCAAGAGCTACAGAATCTACGTCGGTAGCAATGAAGAGAATGTCCTTCCCTGTTCCAATAGAGTTGAGAAGACCAATAATCTGCTCGTTGGTGCTTACTTTACGGTCTACAAGGACAATATACGCATCCTCAAGGACAGTTTGTGCGTTCTGCGGATCATTGATGAAGAAGGGTGAGATAAGGCCCTTATTGAACCTCGCACCCTTTACTACCTCATGTGAGTAGCCTAGTTTTGCTCCCTTTTCTACGGTAACTACGCCGTTTACGCCAACTTCCTTGATGACCTCTGCAATGAGTTTAGCTACTTCAGGGTCAAGTGAGGAGATAGCAGCAATTCGTTCAATGTCATCTTCAGACACTTCGCGTTTAAGTCGGGAAAGTTCTTCAAGCGTACTCCGTAAGCCTTCTGCAAGTCGTTCCCGCACTTCTCGTATCTTTGAACTGTCGTTAGCAATCTCCTTAAATGCTTCTGAGACAAGGGCTTGGGTGAGGACAGTAGTTGTAGCTGTGCCGTCACCTCCCTCAGTAGAAGTTCGTAGCGCAGCCTTGCGTAGCATCTGTACACCCATGTTTTCATACTTGTCTTTGAATGAGAGGTTTTTAAGGATAGTCACGCCGTCATCGCACTCAATAGGGTCTAGACCTGGGTATTCGATAATAGCGGTCATTCCTACCGCGCCAAGCGTAGGACGAACAGCATCGCAAGCCATATCTACGCCGTTCTTTATCTTTAGGCGTGCCTCGTGTCCTTTAGAGATTTCCTTGTTCATACAACTGCGAGAATGTCATCAATCTTAATAAACTTGAGCTTCTTTCCCTCGTGCTCAATCTCGTGAGTGTCGGGGGAATACTTGGCAAAGAGGATGGTGTCATTAAGGATTAGTTGCTGGTTGCCCATATATACAGACGTTTCAGGCAGTGAAACTACGCGACCCTTATAGACTGAAGAATCCTGCACTTCCACGGTCTCAAAGCCCTCTTTCTTAGGCTCTTCAATACGCTCTACGACTACTCTGTTAACGCTGATGTTCATGTTTTGTGAGGTTATTTCTAATCACGAAGGCGTCGAAGTGTTCCATGCAACGGGTGGTCATATCACATACAACCACTGCAATGCAGTCTTCCCAAGGCTTGCCTTCAATCCGGCAATCGACACAGTACATGTTGATTGGGTTAGCGTTTTCGTCTACACGTAGACTTCTCATGATTTGTTCTTACGCCCGTAAAGTAACTGATAATTGGTCTCCCAGGGCTGTACAATATCTGCACTATATTTCCCTCGGTCTTGGCACACTTTCTTGCTCCTGAAGAAGTAGTTGTCCTTATGGGTGTCCGTGATGAGTCTCTGGCACCAATGTCCCTTAAAACACTTTGTCCTATAGAAGGCTATGTTCTGTGCGGGATTTGACCAATCTACTTCTACTTCCTTCAGTGCCTCGGCAAGAAAGTCGGTCTTACAGGTATCGCACCAGAAGGCCTTTAACTCTTTACCCTTAGCAGCTTTAATGTCGCTTTCTCGCTCTTCCCGGGCTTTCTCTCGGTCTCTATGAGAGGTTCTATCCGCCGCTCGTTTTTCCTGTGACTCGAAGAGCATCCGTATGTGGTAATGCTCTTCAACGAGAGGACGGGGAGTATTCTCGTAATTGCGGATCATATGTCCTTTAGCGGTCTATCAGCAGTGTAGCCTCCCTCATACACCTGGTGGTAGTTGCGGATAGGTACTTCCTTGGCTGTAAGAACCTTAAAGGACAGTCCTAGAGCAAGCCCGGCTAGAATGACCAATACAATGACCTTTAACATAGTTAGGGTTGGAATAGTCCTTTAAGTCCTTTATCTTCTTTCTCCTGCTCGAGGAAGTCTTCATGCGTACCCTCGCCAAGGAACACAGCCTTACCATCGCCCATTTCAGGAGCTGCTTGGATAGTCTCTGGGCTTAATTCCTCTATGAATTGAGGGTCTTTCCCGGAGAGCTTGAGAATGTTATTCCATCGTTTCCACATGGGGTTGGGTTAGTCTTGCCTTAATTCTGTCCTCGATAGCCTTCACATCTGCTTGAGTCTCTGGAGAAAAGAGGAAGTTATAGGTGTTTCCTGCTTGTTTAGGAGAATCATCCTCTCTCTTAACCATCCTAAGAACTTCTGCACCTAGCTTTAGCTCCTGAACTCTATTCCCCGCCTTAGCTTTAATATCTTCTACTAAGGAAGTAGTAATGAGTTCTTCTGTGAGGCCAAGTTCATTTACTGCTTCTAGAAACCCCTTGGATTCTAGGATTCTGCTCGGACTTTGGCTTATTTGGCCGTATCCAACATTTTCTAACACTTCCCCGACAGGCTTTGGCTTGTCTGAGTGTAGGTTTTCTATTACGGCTTTAGCTGCCGCTTGCTGTTTCGGAGTCGCCATCGGGAATAAACTCACTAGGGCTTGGAATAGGATCTGCCACGCGCTTCATAAGCTGAATAGTAGAAGACACCCCAAGTTCTGCATCGTGTTTTGCGAGGACGTCTTGGAGGTCTTTTGTAAGCGCATCTCCTTCTTCCTGGGTAAGTTCTCTGGTGCTCATAGTTGGCTAATGATTTCGTCGATAAGTTCTGCTTCCCCGGATTTTGGCTTGTACTGGGTCTGCTCAAGGATTTCCTTAATTCCTGCTGTTTCAGGGAGTGAAACGGTCTCAGCCATGAGGGTCTCGAGTTCCTTGTTTACCTTTGGGGCGTTCTCAGGGGAGAATTCGTATACATTATCCTCTCCTTCTTTCAACTTCCCGTAGGTCTTGAAGATTTCGTTGCGGTTAAGCTCGAAAGTACTTGTCTCTTCGGTAAGCCACTTCAGAAACTTATCTCTAATACGGGATTCCTGGAGTGAAAGCACTCCTTCTGTGCCCTTTAGGGCGAGATAGAACGTAATAAGATATTTCTTCTGCATCCTAATGTTTAGGTTCTGCTGGTAATGTATTTATTATAACACCTACTCTTGTATGTCTATGTGCCTTTTCTTGAATAGGGGGATAACATTCGTCCCGCGTTTCGATATGAGTTTCCATACACCGTCCTCATAGTGCTGTTGGTAGCCTGGCGGAATTTGCGACGGGGCAAGCATTGGATCATCCAGACCTTCATGTGTAGAAAGCCATGCAAGGTATTCTGTATGGCCTCTTGATCGCTGTATTACCTTTTTTGGTGGCAACCTACAGTATTTAGTCCTGTGACCAGTTTCTGCACACCTACCACACCGTACTGGTCCCCGTTTAGACTCTGTAAGGGATGGTTGTTTGATACGCGGCACACGGATGATAGGCTCCGGTTTGTACGGTCTTTGTGGGCATGTATATGTTCTATGGCCCTTTTGGTTACAACGGGAGCATTGTGCCATGAGTAATCTATCCTCCTGTACGGAGGGAGGCGAGGGTTTTTAATGCTTCGTCGCGATATTTGTTCTTACCCCAACAATCGCACTCACCAGCCGCTATGTGTCCTTTGCAGTTCAAGCAGTAGGTTCCTTCGCCGATTTCTATATGTGGCGGCAACTTCTCCTCCACAGCAGAGAGGGCGGCTTCATAGCCCTCCTTAAAGCGGGACTCTAGTTCCTTGGTGATTGTTTCGTACTGCTCGTCCGAAACATATTCTCTCCAGTTTTGTGTGCTCATACATTCAGTGTGTTTTCTTTCTTTTTATAGGGGGGGGGTTAGTCGCCCAGGATTACTGTTCCCGGAGTTACGAGTGCCTTCGCGTCTTCACGACGAAGGTTAGATTTACTTACTTTCCCCATAATTACTGGCGGCCAAAGAGCCATAGTCGCCGCATCTTTAAAGGGGCACCCGCTTTGCCAAGTATCTTGTATACGCGGTTCTCGGTGCATGGTTTCGCACCAACCTTTGTGGTGTACGTAGGCACAAATCGCGGCAGTTAACGGTTTAACATTCTTCATAGAGAGTAGAGGAGGAGGAGGCGGCTAGATTCTTTCGACAGAAAGGAGGCGTGCCTTGAGCTTAGGGTTTTCGGCGAAGAAACTATCCATAGTGTCCTTCACCGCCATATGTTGTTCGTCTGCAGCACGAAAATCCTCATAGAAACCGCGTTCTTTGGTCTCCTTATCAAGGGTTTCTATCCTAATATGCCAGTTGTTATGGAGCGTAATAATGTTGCCGCTGACCACCTTTTGCGAGGGCTTGCACCAGCAGTAAGGTATTTCTGTTTCGTGTTCTTTCATAGAGCGGGTGTTATCTTGTTAGTTCCTTCTTAGGGGGTTGGTTGCGTCGCTTATTTTCTCGCACTTTGTGCATTTGAGACGCTGTATTTTGTGGTCGCCCGAATCTACTTCGTGCCAGTCGTGAGTGTCTGTACGCACCACACCGAATTTGTCCGTCCATTCGTAGTTCTCCTTACATCGGAGTGGTTTCAGAACGAAACCGTAGGGATTGTGCCCGAGAATCTCTTTGACCCTCGATTGTGCGATAATGAAATCGCATTCGTCATACTCACAAACCACCTGCCCAGCTTTCCCGTAGAGCTGGAACCCACAGAAGGGGCACTTACCTTTTTCGAGAGCTTGTTCGAGTTTCTTCATAACAGATTTAGGTTAGTGGGGCTTTATGTACTCTTCAATTAGCGAATCCAGGGTCGCTAGGGTGACTCTTAGCTCGATTAGTCTCCCAGAAGAGAACTGCCCGTCGTCTTTGTTGCACTCTTTGCAGATGGCGAAGTCACGGTTCGTCTTAAGCCCTGCAATTTCGCGCTCAACTGACTCTCTTGAAGCGTACAATGCATCTAGAAATGTTTTTCTCATACTCTTTTAGGTTAGGGTGTAGGGGTGTCTTTCTCGGCTTCATCTATGAGGTCAGCAAATTCGTGCAGGTCGAATTCCATCATTGGGTCATTTATGTCGCGCTTATCTATGCCTACTGCTCCCTTTGCAATGTAGTCGCACGCCTCCTTCCTCCCCTCCATTCGCGCCTGCTTCTCGTGGTCGAAGCAACGCACGGCTAGTTCCTCTTCAGCTTGATTGAAGCCTTCTTTGCGGGCTTTCTCGCGTTCTTGGCGGATGAATCCGAGCCACTCCTCCTTAGTGCGGGGTACCTGTAAGCCGTTCTCATAACTCCCTAGAAGAAACTGGGAGAAACGACTCTCCCAGTCATCTCCCTGGCTAGTAACAACGTAGGAATCACCTTCTTTGAAGGGCGGTTTGTCTATGATGAGGCGTCCGTCCTTTGTGTACTCTCCCTGGATCTCGATTTCTGTACCGCACACACAACAGTTCTTTGGAGGTGCAGTATCGGTGCAGTGATAGCGCATCCCACACCCTGCTCTCGGGCAGATTACTAACTTGGTCTTTCCCTGGCTTTGGTGGCATGTATGGGCAGGTAGTGGAATATTCTCTCGCTTGAGATATTCCTTGTCCTTTTCGTCCAAATTGCACTTACAACACTTCTTTTCAGTGGTCATGGTGTGTGGGTTAGAGGGTGGTAGGCTTCTTCATAGAAGTTTGCCGATGATAATTCCAATGACCAGTGTGATGACCTGGATGCTGCACACCGCGTTGAGTTCTCGTTTGGTCATACGCTCTGGTCGTTAGTCTCTCCACGGAGGCGGGAGAGCAGCTTTAGCTCCTTAGCACGCCGTTCATCCCATCCGCGTTGTTCGGAAATTTTCTCCGGAGTGTGCGGGTATGCTATCTTTTTCGGTCCGAGAATTACCTCCCGCTCCACCAGCGCAATCAATTCGTCGAAGGAGGTGTCGAGGAAAGTTTCTAGTTTCTCTGGGAGGGCCTGCCCTTCCGCACGGTTCACACCCCAGATTTTGTCTAGCTCCGCTTTCTTCGCCTTCTTCCATTCTTGTAGGGGGTTCATAGGTATAGTCTACCCGTTATTTCCCGGATTTTGGGAGTTTTCCACAGTGTCTAGTAGGCTTTTAAAGTGGCTTATTTGCTGCTCATACCACTCCCGGGTGCATTTGGTGAGTTCCTTGTACCCTGTTTCAATCTCTGAAACGGTTTCTGGACCGAGTTCTTTTACCAGATTCGCACGGAAGGTAGGTATGTCCCCGTTTCGCCACATATTGCACATGGAGCATTGGACGCGCGTATTGCGAAGATCGTAGCGCCGGGACTTATAGAAACGCGAAATGTAGTGCCCGTTCTGCATTTTCTTGTAGTGGTTCCGGTATCCGCAGGTGTAGCAGGTACAAATACCCTCCTTGTCTGCGTTGGAAAGCCGGACGTACAAGGACATAAGGCGGTCTGCTTCCTTTTGGAGCTTTGAAATGCTCTGTACGGCGTTTTTTACCCTCTTCTTGGTCTTTCCTCGTTTCTTAAGAGAACTCTTGCGAGAGAGGCGTTTAGGGGCCTTTAAAGAGGTTTTACGGTTGGTTTCTGTTATTTCCATACGCTACGGCATTTGTTCTAGGATTTCCTCGAACAGTGCTGGCGGTATCTTCCCGCGATCCTTCGCGCCTTTTATGCCTTGGGTACCTGTTCTCGAACCCCTTGGAGCAGCCTCGTGGCAGGACGCTCCTGGAGAACATATAGGCTTTGGGTTCCACCAGCGGGCATTCGTCCATATGTCTGTAGGTTTCTGGCGGGTGTCGCCGTATTGGCAGTAGGAGACGGTTACTCGCTTTGCCCTACCGCGTATGAGCCATTCCTGGTCTATGACCTTCCTGAGCATTCCGCGTGGGTTCTCGATGAACCACCACATGGGGAGGTTCTGTTCGATGATGTGCATTGTCCTCTCTACCAACTTAAGCGCATCCCTGGCACTTTGCGAATCTGGGATGTACTCGTCACCACGCTTCCTCCAGTTTTTTCCTATTGCTGCTACCGAGAATCCCTGGCATGGAGGTGAAGCCCATAGGATGTCCGGGTCGGTCTTAACGCCAAGGTATCCTACCTGGAGCATGTCGATAGCCATGTCAGGTTCAAGGGACGGATCGTTGTCTATGGTGAACGTCTCGTGACCATGGGCTTCCATCACCTTCGAGAAAGACTTGGTGCCTGAGAATAGCTCGACGGTTTTCATTACATCAGTCGCTTACAGTGCTTGCAGACTGCGATACAAGCGTGTTCTCCCGCGTCCTTTGCTTGCTTGGCACCGATTATTTCACTCTCTGAAAGGGTCTGGGCGTGGGCTGCTATTTCTTCAAAGGATGCCTCGGGAAGAAGGTTCATAGCGTAGTACATCCGAGTTACAGAAGTACCGTCCGGCAACTCCTGTCCGGAAGAACGCAGGAGCCTACCCACCTTGGTAAGTCGGGAGACTGTTGGTTTTGACTTCCCAAGTTCGGATTGGGCATATTCGTGGAAGGTATCGAAGCCCCACTCCTCGTACTCTTTTGACTCTTCAAATTCGGCCAGGAGTACACATAGGCTACCGATAAGCTTCTCGGCCCCGAAGTTGAGTCTCTGTGCTTGTTCCCGGCGGGAGAGGGTGAGTGAAGTGTCCATGAAGTAAGTCTACCCGACTTTTGGGGCTTCTTGGGAGTTATGCACACCTAGTTTCTTCACCGCGATTCCCAGGTTCTTTGCTACTTCCAGTGCTTGAGGGTCCTTGGTTCTTGCAAATACTCCATGGAAGAGGGGGATGAGGTTGAGGAGTTTGTCTTTATCTTCCCGTGCCCAGTTTTCGAGATGCTCTTTTAGGTACTCGTTTGGTTCCTGTTTCATACCCTGAAATTAGCTTGGGAACTCGTCCGCGAGGTCTTGGTAGCGTTCTCCCTTGTCCTCCGGGTACAGGTTTCCGTTGATAAAGCGTAGGCGGAACTTCCAGTCTTTCTTCGTGCCGTCTCGGCGGGACTTACCTACCTTCACGTACGAGAGTGTCTCGTCTTTCTTGTCTCGCCACACGTGGAAGATGTTGGTAGCTGCTGCCGGGATTCCGTTGGAGTTAGCAATATCCGCGTTGGTAGTCTCGTTGGTGTTGCTCCGGGTGTTCTTTACCGCGTGGGCCACTGCGAAGATCATAATGTTATTCGCTACCGCGTAGTTTCGTAGGTCCTTACAGAGCTGGTCGAGGTAGTTAGCGTAGTTTCGCTCCTTGTTGTCCTTGACCGAGCGCACAACGTCTCCCAGGGTGTCTATGAAGACAGCCTTTACCCCGAACTCCTTAACGGACTTGTCTATGTGCCGGATTATCCAGTCGTAGTCATCCTCCAGGGAGAAGGGAACGTAGGAGATGAGTGAGCTGTCTGCGCCCATTTTCTCGAAGGAATCCCACAACTCACGAATGGTCATCTCGTAGGAGAACCAGACCGAGGCTACCCCGTTTTGCGCCATCTTCATGGAGAGGGAACGGCACCAAG